TGGGTTCGGGCACGCCTGGCCGGGGTCACAGCCGTTCCAGTAGAGGCCCGCACCGTGCCGCACTGCGAACGTGCCGACATAGCCGACCTGACTCGGCGAGAGCACCGTGATGAGCTGGGAGGCCCCGTTGCTGATGTTCGAGTCGCCCAGGAACGTGACCTTGGCCTTGACATCCCCGGCAGGTGCGCCCGTGAACCCGAGCGCCACCGTCGCCGAGAGAAAGGCCAGCACGGCCCCGCAAAGGACCGCTCGCCTCACAGGTACGTCCAGATGATCGCCCGGCCTCGACGGCCGGTGCCGCCAGCACCCGAGTTGCCAACCGAGTTGGTAGCTGCGCCACCACCGCCACCACCGGACCCGTAGAGGCCGCCGAGAGCGCCCGCACCGCCGTTGCCCGAGGTTGCCGTCGAACCTGCGCCACCACCGCCGCCACCGGAGCCACCTTGCACAGACGTAGTGTCGGATGGCTGTGAACCTGCGGTACCCGCTACCCCGGCACCTGTCGAGGCTACGCCTGGTGCGCCGCCACCGCCTTCGGTGATCGAGACCGCTACACCGCCATATTCGCCGTCGTACTTGACATCGGCGGCGTCGATCGAACCGCCAGCGCCCCCGCCAGCGGGACCGAACCCGGTTGCCTTGCCACCGACAATCGTGCCTGGAGCACTGAGAACGGCGGTCCCGCCGTAGCCCAGGCCAGCAGCAGTTGTCCCGACGGCAGCAGACGGAAAGGCGTAGGCAACCCCGGCGTCCCCGCCCGTCCCGGTCGAGGCACCGCCAGGACCGCCGCTCCCGCCCGCTGCGCTGTAGTTCCAGAACGTCGTCGCCGTGCCTGAGTTGCCTGCGTTGCCGTTCGTGCTGTTCCCCGAGACTGCGGCACCTCCGGTGCCACCGTTGCCGATCGTTACAGTCATCTCGGCACTGAGCTGCAACCGGTCGAGGATGGCATAGACAAGCCCGCCAGGACCGCCTCCCCCGCCGCCTTTGCGGTCAGTGCCGTTCGCCCCCTTGCGACCGCTGGCACCGCCGCCGCCGCCACCGATCAGGAGGATCGTGATGAACCGTGTCTCCGGGTGCATGTACCACGTGTAGTTGCCTGCGGCCCCGGTGTAGTCGTTGACGGTCGTCGGCGTCTGCGCCGTGACCATCCACTTGGTCCCGCCGTCGGAGCGCAACCGGATCGTGGCGTACGGACGAATCAACGGCCAGTAGGTCGTGCTCGCCACGCCGTTGATCGCATCGCCGGTCTGACACCAGACCTTGAGCGGGTACGACAGGTTGAAGTAGCCGCCTGCGTCGAGAATGGTGATCTCGTCGCCGGGGTTCATGCTGCTTGCGAGCGGCAGCGTCCAGTTCCTGATGGCTGTCCAGGCCACTGAGGTGACCACCGTCCGGTCGACGTTGAGAATCTGGTAGTCCTCGTCACCGACCGTGGCCAGATCGCCGTTCCATGTGGGCATGAGCTGATCCTTCCGCTACCAACAAACAAAGACTGCGTAGCCGGGTCCGCCCCTGCCGCCTGCCCCGCCTGCCGAGGTACCTGCGCCGCCCCCACCGCCCCCGCAACCGGGAGCCCCTATCCCACCGGCGAACCCGGTGCCCGTAGTGCTGCCCCCGCCGATCCCGCCGTAGCCGATCCAACCGCCGTACGACGATCCAGGCTCGAACCACAACCCGTCCGAGCCCTTGGCCGCTGCCACGCCGTTGAGCGACGGCAGTGGCCCCGCCCCGGTGATGCTGCCGCCCGCCTGGTTCGCTGTGTCACGGCCGCCGCCGCCAGTGCCGCCGCACGTCCACGAGGTCGCCAGGATGCTGACACTGGTACCGGGGTTGTCTCTGCCGCCACCTTTCGTGCCTGCGCCACCGGCCACTCCGATTTGGGCTCCGTCGACAAGACCTGGGCACACCAGGCCGCCGAGCCAACCCGACAATTGGGCGTTCGCCACCACGAGGCTGCCTACCCCGCCGTCCCCACCGGAGGTGGTGTTTCCCCCGGTCTGCCCGCCTTGCCCACCTGCCGCCTGAGTGGCCGTGCTGACCACGAAGCTGTACCCCAGCGTGCTGTTGGGCTCGAACCCGACAACCCTCGTGGCGATCCCGCCACCACCGTTCGTCCCGGCTGCGCTCGACCCGCCCGCACCACCGGTACCGCCGATCCCGGCCGTCACGTAGCACTGGGCTGGCACCGCCACACCCGGAAACAGTTTCGAGTGCACCGCTCCAGCGCCGCCCCCACCGCCGCCTGCGGGCCGAGACGCTTGGCCGTTGCCGCCCCCACCGCCTGCGCCAGCGCCAACCGCCACCATGTAGACCCAACGTGCCCAGCTCGGCTTGGACCACGGTTGTTGCTCAGTCGTGGTGTTCGTGACGCCGATGATCGTGGAGACGCTCGTGGCGTTGTCGAGAGTGAGAAAGGTGGTCATCGCTCACATCGCACCGATGAGAATGAGACCTGCCCCGCCTCGGCCACCGTCCCCGCCTGTGTGCGCCGTCACGGCTGCGTTGGTCCCGCCCAGTGTCACCGCCGTACCGTTCGGCGTCAGGCTCACCTGGAACGTGTTCGTCTGCACGTTGACCACGTAGTACTCCAGGCCCGTACCGGGAGGCACGGCAGTCGTCGTGAGCCCCGTGACCGTGCCGACTGCGCTGAACGTGATCGGCGTGTTGAGGGTCAGACCATGCGCCGTGAGCGAGAAGTCGCTGGTGGACACCTGGCCCGTCGGTGCGATCTGGAGCCCGGCCCCACCGCCACCGCCGCCACAGCCGTAGGCACCGTTGCCGCCACGCCCCGCAAAGGCCGTGTTGGCGCTCCCGCCACCGGTCCCGCCGTAGTTGACCAGTGGGAGCTGCCACGCCCCCGTGAACATGTGGCCGTCGGGTCCGTTCGCCGCCGCTACCCCGCCCGAAGTCGAGGGGAACGGCCCGGCCCCGGTGATCCCACCGCCTGCCGATGTGCCGTTGCCGCTCGTCAGGCCACCGCCGCCGCCCCCACCACAGCACCACTGGCCGCCCGACCCGAACAGTCCCGCTGCGATCCCGGCCCCGGTCGCCCCACCGTTGCCGCCAGTGCCACCAGGAACGCCGCCCCACAGACCGAGCAAACCGAGCGTTGCCTGCGATGACAACGGGGCGGATGCACCGCTCCCGGCAGTGCCGCCGAGAGTGGCCGAACCGGTCCCACCGCCCAGCCCGCCCGCTGATCCCGACGCCAGCACGGTCGCCGCCGCTGCACTCGATGACGGATCGGTCACAATCTTCGCTGCCCCGCCCGTGTAGCCACTGCGCCTCGCCGTGCCGCCCGTGCCACCGTAAGGCACCACGAGATAGAGCACTCGTGGCAGAGCGTCTGCGGGCATGATCCGCCACGAAAGCGAGGCCCCGCCGCCTGCGCCCCCGCCGCCACGTGCAGCACCCGCCCCCGACTGGAAACCGCCTGCGCCTCCACCACCGCTGCCCACAGCGAGCATCCACAAGCAAGCCGTCCCTCGGGGCATCGGCCACTCGTAGACAACCGTTTCGGGTACCGAGGCCGCCGACGCTGAAACCTTGGGTGCGCTGGAACCCTCACCGCCGACCGTGAAGGTCTGAAGGCGCTCGGGGTCGCCAGGGAACCAGAACATGTGGTCCCCCTAGTACTGGCCGCCGAAGCCCGTCAGGTGATAGCCGCCGTTCGTCGTAGTGCCGATGACGGCCCCGAACGTGACGTAGACCCGGTAGTTGGCCTTGATCGGCTTGTTGATGGGGAAGTCCTGCCACGGCGTGGCCAAGGTCGTACTGAACGTCATCGCCGGAACGTTGTACTCGGCGAAGATGCTCGTGTTGGCCGACGTTGTGACCGCACTGCCGTTGTTGAGCCACACACGCATGACCGCCGCCGAGCTGCTGACCGTGGAAGCCAACGTGACCCGGATGCTGCCCAGCAAGCTGCCGTTCGCACCCGAAGTCCACACCAGGAACGCCGTCGGAGCCGTGTTCACGCCGTCGCCGACCAGGAAGGCAGGGCTGGAACCCGCAGAGTGGAAGTGGGTGTAGGCAGTCGTCCCGGCCCTCGACACGTTGGCGGTGCCGCCGCCCTCGGTGACGTTGGCGATCTGAGAGTCCGGCGTGGGCCAAACAGGCAACGTATTGGCAGGCACCTAGCTCACCCCCGTGAAGTAGCGGCCCGACCCCGACCCGAGCATCGGGCTGAGCCATTGGCTGATGAGAATGCGCCGGTCGGCGATCATCCCGTCGTTGGCCCCCGGCGAGGCCGTCGGGTTGACGATGGCCGTGTCGTTGTTGCCGATGAACACGGCTGCGAGCACGCACACGGTGAGGTTGCCGTCGGCATCCACAGGAAGCGCAGGGTAAGCCGGGCTGGCCGCCGCCGTCCCCGGAAGCACCCACACTGCGCCACTCTCGGTGTGCTGCCGCCACGTCATCGTCGTGGTGCCGATCGTGATGGTGCCGACATTGGTCAACCAGAACTTGAGGCCCTTGTTCGTGGTCCCGGCGATCACAGGCACACTGTCCCCGGTGAGCAACTCGCCGGTCGCATCGGCATCGGTGGCCCTCGTCGGCGCACCCGAGCTGTTCACGGTGTAGATGCCGTTGTCGGAATTCCCTTGGTCCTTGATGAGGATGCGGTCCCCCGTGATGAGCGTGACGCCATCGACCACAGAGTTGTTGGCGAAAGACGAGTTCATCGTGCCTGAAGTGGTTGTCGCCACTCTGACCGCCATGAGCGCACGGGTCGGAGCCGCCACCACGAGGTCGAGCCGGTGCAGCGAGGCGTGAGAACCGCCGATGACCAAGGCCGTCGAGCTGTTGGCGATCGCATCGAGGCCCGCCGACTGGCCTTGGACCATGAACTGGCCCGTGTCCAGGTCGAGCGTCATGTTGGCCCCCGCCGCACGGGCCTTGACCTTGCACCCGGAGATGACCCCGGTGAGCGCAAAGGGCGCTGAAAGGATCAGGAAGTCGCCCGAGTCCAGCCCGGAGAGCGCTACGAAGCCCGATGGCGCTGGGTCAACGGCAGCGCCTGCGTCGTTGAGCAGGTCGAAGGCCATGCATCAGTCCTGCACCGAGTCGTTGCGGGCCGTGTCGAGCAACGTGGCTGCGATCAGGTCGTATGCATCGGCCTTGGCCAGCGTGGCCGCCACTGCGAGCATCGCCGCCTGGGCCGTGCCCTCAGGATCATCCGACAGGTCCGCCATGAGCTTGCCGAAGTCGGCTTCGAGCTTGGCAGCCTCCCGAAGGTGCGCCGCCAGGCCGTGCCAATCGAACGCCGCAAGTGTCTGCTGATCCATCGGTCCCCTTAGTCCGTGGCCCGGAAGAACACACCGGAGTTGGCCGTCACGTCGGAGCCGTCCGGCGTGATCGCAAAGTCGTTGAACGTGAGCGGCGTGATGTTGGCATCGGTGCCCGCCCCCGTGTCGGCGTCGTAACAGACCACCAGGTGCGTGCTCGCCCCGCCGCCCGAAGCCACTGCGCTCCAGGTCATGGCCGGAAGGCTCACGTCGTAGCGGTTGTTCGTGTCATCCGGCGCTGGCAGGTTCGCCAACTCGACATCGGTAAGCGTCTTGCGTGCCCAGTTGTTCGTGTTGCGCTCCACCACGCCCGAAATGGCCAGGAGGGCCGTGAGCGTGTCGGCGTCCTTCATCGAGTCGTCGGTGGCGGCCCCTTGCGTGATGACCACAACGATCAGTGCGCTCGCACTCGGGTCGTTGTTCTCAACCCGGTTGTAGTACTCGACAACCCGGCCCTTGGCGATGTTGGCGACAAACGATGCCACGGAGGTCTCCTCGGCTTGGTTCTAGGGCCGAGGGTAACGGGGCCGCTGGGCCAGGTGGTGCTCTTGCTCACTGGATGATCCACGGGGAGTCTCTGGTGAACTGGTCGACCATGGGCAGTGCAAAGGGCCTGATCCCGGTGCGTACCCGCCATGCGAGCGCATCCGCCACCACGCTGTCAGGAGGATGGCCCCGGCCCGACCTTGATCCCGAGCCGTAGCCGCCAAACAGGTCGATCTGCCGGGTGTACAGATGCTCCTTGTACACGAACTCGATCATCGGGCTGCGCAACTCGTCGGCCTCGATCGCAGCGACGTACTCGGCGAAGATGGCCTCCCGCTCCCGGCCGACCATCACAACGTCGTGCACAGGGTGCCGTAGCCGCACCCCGAGGTCCGTGAGCATGTCGCCGACCACGTTGCCGATCCCGGTCGCATCATGGGCGAGCGGTCCTGGGTAGCGGTCCAGCCGGTCGACCACTTTGCGCACCATGACCGGCCACGGGAGCTTGTTGGTGCGCTCCCATGCGACCCGCTGCCATGGCCGCTGGGTTGTGTCCCAGGTGCTGATGACGGTCCAGTCCTGTTCCTTGGCCCAGTCGACCCCGGTGGCGTACTTGCGGCCCGCCCTCGGCTGCCTGATGATGAGCTGCTTGTCGGGCAGGCCCGCCCAGGACCCCTCCTCGGCATCGAACATGCGGGCCAGCGCATCCCCGTCGATCGCCCGGTCGCCGATGCTGGGTTCCTGAAGGTCGTACTCCACCCGCCACATGGCCTCGGAAACCTCGGCCCGCTTCAGGTCCATCATCTCCTGGGTGAGCCACCCGTCGATCGGGTTCGAGGTCTCCCGGTAGCACCACTCCCGCACCGGCCAGCCCTTCTGCACCGCTCTGCGCAGCATCTCGGCCATCGTGGCGTCCGGGTACTGGTGGGTACTCGACATGCACGTCATCTGACGGATGCCCCGCTTCGACATCGGCTGGCCTTGCGCCGCCTCCAGGATCGGCAGGTCCATCTCGTCGATCTCGTCCAGGAGCAACCATTGGGGGTGCGGGCCACGAACGCTGCGCTGGCTGGCCATGAGCGCCCGGATCGAACCCCGGTTGATGAGCTTGGTCTCCATGACCGTGGGTTCCTGCTTCAGGAGGAACCTCGGAGCCCGGCTGCTGAACCACGCCTCGGTCATGATGTTGTGCACACTCTGGCTCTGCGCAGCACTGCCGCCGAGCAACGTGATGCCGCACCCGAAGACGGCCGCCCCCGTGATGCCCAGAAGGGCGAGGGTCTGGCTCTTGCCCCCGAAGCCCCGGCTGGCCTTCCACAAGATGACCGGGTAGCGCATGAAAAAGGCATCGGCGAACGCCTGGAACGGGGTGCAATGGTCAGGGCAGACCGGGGTCCTCGGGATGTTGACGCCCCAGAGAAGCTGCACCGCTGCGTGCAACTCGTCGTCGTCCTGCGGCAACGGAATCTGGTAGTGCTGATTCTGCTGCCAGTCGGCCCGGTCAACGGTAGGCGTAGACATGCACTTCCCCTCGGCCTCCTGCGCCGCCTGCGCCACTGTTGGTCCCGTTCGCACTGGCACCCCCGCCGCCACCGCTGCCGCCTCGTGCACCGCCTGCCCCACCGGCATAGCCGCCCCCACCGCCTCCAGCGCCCCCACAGCCGCCTCCGGTCGTACCTGCGGCCCCAGCGCCTCCTGCGCCGCCACTCCCGCCTGCGGGGCCGGTAAGAGCCGTTCCTGCGCCCCCAGCGCCCCCGTCGAGGTTCGTATCGCCCGTGGTGATGCTGCCCCCAGCGCCTCCGGCCGCCCCAGTGGTCCAGGAAAGCGCATTGCGGCCCACAATGCCGCCCAATGCGGTCGCCCCCGAAGGGCTCGCCCCAGGAATCACGTTCGGCCAGGCTGTGATGTCGCTCCCGGCCCCACCAAGGCCCCCGCCTGCGGCTTGGCCGCCTTTGCCCCCGAGACCGCCCGCCACGCTCAAGTGGGTGCCGAAACTCGTGGTGCCGCCGTTGCCCCCGTCGCTGCCGTTCGTGTCATTGGACGTGACCGCTGCGCCTGCGGTCCCGCCTGCGCCGATCGTGATGGCCACCGTGGTCCCTAAGGACCCTGCCGGTATCCGTATCCAGCCGCCTCCACCGGCCCCACCAGAACCTCCGCCTCTGCGATCGGTCCCCGCAGCGCCACGCCTGCCAGATGCGCCCCCTCCCGCAGCGCCCCATACGAACACGTCCACGTACCTCGTGCTGGGGTGCTTGATCCAGGTACCCGTCGCCGTGAACTGCTGAAGGTCCGCCTGGTCCTGCGCCACGATGGTCCAGGTCGTAGCCCCGTCAGTGCGCAGCCGCAGATAGGACCTCGGGTTCAGGAGCGGAAACGCAGTCGTGTTGCTGAAGCCCCCGATCTGGTCCCCGGCATAGGGGTCGTCAGGATCGCCGGTAAGCCCTTCTGCAACGACCTGCACATAGGTCCCGGCCACGGCATTGCAGGCCCCGTACTCGTCCACGAGCATCATCTCGAAGCCCTCGGGCAACATGCCCGCCCGAGGCAGCTTCCACGTGCGCACGGCCGTCAGGCTGGCCGCAGTGCGCACCACGCAAAAGTTGTCGCCGTAAGGCGCTTCTGGCGCTACGTGCCGGTCGTAGTCCCCAACGGACAGTGTGGCGCTCATCCCCGGAACTTGACCCCGAACTGTTCCCACGCCACCAACACGAGCGCCTCGTTGCGCTCGAAGCCCGCCGCCACCAGTGCGTTGAACTGCAACCGCAGCCACTCGGCCCGCATCGTGTAGGTCTCCACCGGCATATCGTCGAGGAGCCGCTTGATGGCCTCCGCCTCCGGCTTGCTGATGGGCTCGAAATCGTCCATGTCGTCGTCCGTCACTGGTCCCCCTCCGTCATCTCCCGTAGGTCCCGCATACGGCGCTCCCATTGGCCGATCGAGTCCCCAGGAAGGCCCCGATGGCGAGCCCGGCCTATGGCCAGGATGAAAAAGGCCGCCCGTGCCGCCACAAGCGCTGCGAGCACGATCATGCATACCCTGCCTGTGCCTGCTGTTGCTGCTGCCTGAGCACTGCCAGCCGCTGCTGCGAGTAGCGCCTCGACTTCTCGTCGGCCGCCTGCGCTGCGTGCAGCTCCCATTCGATGGTCTCGCACGTCTCGACATGGCGCACCCGCTCACGGCGATGTAGCCAAGCCCCGCAGTAGGGGCACGAGCCTCGCACCGGCACCACCAATTGGTCCATCCCGGCCATCGAAGCAGATTGGCCCGGTGCGGGGTGGCTCCTGCCTGCGAGCGGGAAGCAATCGGGTCCCCGCACCGGACGCCCTTCTATGCACGAGCCAGGTTCGACCTGCGTACATCGACGATCTCCGCCTGGCTCATCACGATGTCCCGGATGAGCTGTGCGCCCGCCTCCTTGGATTCGACCTCCATGACCTTGCGCTCATTGCCCCCCGTCCTGAGCAAGACCCATAGCTCGCCCTCCGTCCTCATGCCGACCTCCAGCAACGTGACCATGCCGAGGTTGGCCGCAGTGCCGTCGTAACAGATCAACCACTTCCACGGACGCATGTCGCTCCCTTCCTCACGGGCCTTGGTGACCGTTGCCCCGGATGAAGTCGAACACGTTGGGCACGGTGGGCTGCCGGACCCCTTGCAGAAGCTTGCTCTGGCGCACCTGGGGGATGACATCGAGCAACATACGGGCCACAAGGGTCTCGTATTCGACCTCCCATCGCTCCCGCAGTGTCATCCCGACCTCGTACTCGACATCGAGGGGTGCATCGAGCACGTTCACGAGCGCCTCGATCCTGAGGTTCACGATGCTTGCCCCGTCGATCTGAGCCCCACTCGCTTGGAGCACGGTGGCGTAGTGGCCGTTGTGGGCAATCAGGGCGGCATGGCGCTCCCGCCTGTCAGGTATGCCCACGATGGCGTCGATGTCGGGCTGGTACTGGTCGGCCATGTCCCCTCCTACAACTCCACGAACTCGGTGACGCTTGTCCCGCACTCCCGGCACGTTGTGAGCACGTCCATTCTGGCGACCCCTTCGCCCGCCACGAGCCCATGGCCCCCGGTGCTGATCCCTCTCGCTGCAAGACCTCGGTCGTACTGCCCGTTGGGGCACCCGTACGCATGGCCTGCGTGCAACCCGAACCTGCGCAGCTTCACGTTCTCGGTCCAGCCCAGTAGGTCGGCCTCGGTGTAGGTCAGGTTGACCAGGTGCAGGTCCCCCGTGAGCTTCAACGGCACCTTGCGCCTCGTGGTCCCTGGTATGCCCATCACACGCTCCCGTTCTTGTGGCCGTTCTGGTGTCCGTTCCTGTGGCCGTTGGTCGGTGGAGGTGGCATCTCGATGGTCCCGCTGCCTACCTCGATGACATCCCGGCTGCGGTCCTGGCGCTCCACCAGTGCCTTGACCTGTTCGACAAAGCTGGCCTCATCGTCCCCGCCGATCACAAGGGTCCCAGTGACTGCCTCGTCTGCGAGCTTGGTGACGTGCTCTGCGATCGCACCCGCCAGGAGGTTCTCCTGGCGCTGCATGATGTTGAGGAAGCGGTCCATGAAGGGCAACGCATCGTTGGCGAGCATCATGAGGGGGTTCCCGTCCCGGTCGGTGATCGGGTTCCCTTGGGAGTCGGTGAGTGCCTCCCGGCGTGTCGCTCTGGTCCAGAGGAGCGCCTGAAAGGTCGAGTACTGCTGCATGTGGATGGCGAGGACCATCTTGGCCGAGTCCCCGTGCAGTGCCGTCAACGCCTCGTAGACCGAAGTCTGTGCTGATCCCTCACTGGCGTACCCGAGCATCTCGGCGATCTGCCGGTACGTGAGTCCCGCCTTGCGTAGCTCCACGGCCTCACGTTGCCGTTGGCGATGGTTGATCGTGGCGGTCGTACTGCGCTTGGCCATTTCCCGGCCTCCTAGTGGTCCCGGCTTCGCAGCCATGTCCCACCCGAGCGTAGCCTTGGCCGGTTGGTCGAGCGGGGTCTCTAGGCCGGGAGTCCCCGCTCCCAACACATTGGTTGGCCAATATGAAACGCCCCCCGCACCAGCGGATGGGGTCGCTGATCACGAGGGGCGTTTCTTGCTCTCTTGGAGATGAGCACCGGAAGGGTAAGGGCCTCTACTCCGCCACGTCCGGTGTGCTGATACTAGGACTATTGGTACTGGTTGGCAAGTCGGGAGGTTGGTTGGCCTGTTGGGCCCGCTCCCACTCGTGGAGTGCACCACGTAGGGCCAGTGTCTCCCGCTGATAGTCCCGCCGTGCTGCCATCGCCCGGTCCCATGCCTCGATCACGTAGTCGGGGATCACAATGTCACCCCCGCCACGTACCACAACGCCAGGAACACGATGGCACCCGCCAGCCACTGGATGATCCGCTTACCACGCATCGTGGGCACCTACCTGTGTGTTGTCAAAGTGGACGGCCATCCCGACCTTGGTGAACACCTGTTGAGTGCACCCGATCCGGGCAAGACATCTACCAAAGATGCCATAGGCCAGGTACCTGTACCCGCCGTAGGGACGCTGCCAGTGGTAGTAGCCCCGCACGGTTGGTTGGTGTCTCCCGTCGAAGGTCCAGCCGAGTGCTGCACCGATGGCGGTGACATCCGGCCGTTCACTGGTCGACTGGTGGTACACCCGTGATCCCGTGCACCAGTGCATGGTGACGCTGTGGGACCACATCGTGCCCAGTAGTGCCCGGCCCTTGACTCGCTGTGTCCACACCCAACACGGCGTACCTGTGGCTGTGGTTGCTTGCATGACTGGACGTGTGCTGATGACCTCGATGGCCACGAGTGCCCCGCCGTCGTCGGCCGCATGGGCCTGCGTAGGCACTGCGTTGAAGCCCCCGAGCGCCAGTAGCGCCACGAGGATGACTCTGCGCATCCTGCTCTCCTTCCTGTCCTGTTGCCACCTACATCGGCAGCTTGGACAGAAACTTGAGCTGATTCGCTACTTCTTCTTGGCCTTCTGTGCCCCGACCTTGGCGGCCTTGGCTGCCTGCTGCGCCGCTGCCTTGGCTGCGATCCCGGCGTTGGCCAGTGCGGTCTTCTTGGTGGCCTTGAACGCCTTGGCGGGCTTGGCGATGTTGGTGATCGCTCCCGCTGGCTTCGGTCCCCCGGTCGACTTGAGCGCCACCCCGGCCTTCTTGGCCGGTGCTGCCGTGCTGCCTGTCTTGTTACGTGCCGGTGCGTACTTGCCCGGCTGTGCGTTCCTCGGGTTCCTCGACGCTGGCCTCGGTGGCGTGAAGGGCGGCTTCTTGTTGCCGCCCGCCCCCATCGCAGCGGAGATGGCCCGTCGTTTCTGTCCAGCAGGCTTCATGGCACCAGTCTCCCACCTCGATGGGGCTACTTGGTGATCTTCCACTCCCGCTTCAGGTGGCTCCACCGTGTCGTGCGGTTCTCGACGTACACGGTCTCGATCCCGAGCTTGGCGTCCACCACGATGCGGTCGTAGGTCTCCGGCGTGCCGTACACGAGCAACGTGCCGATGTCGTGCTGCCTCGCTACGTGCTTGAGCCACCGATGGTGTCGAGCCCGAGCTGCCCTCTCCCTGGCCTCGCCGCTGTGCGTCTGCACCTGCGTGGCGCACACGGGAATCTCTTTCGGCCATCCCGACAGCGCCCACTCGGCGTGTGCCGTGTCCGTGAACCACGGCAGGTTGGGGATCACGCTGATCCCCGCCTCCTGAGCGAACCTCGCCAGCCACCTCGTGCGGTACATGTTCCACAGCCACACGGCCTGCGGATGCCCGTCGTAGGGACTGAAGTCGTGCTCCACCATGGCCATGATCCCGGCGTCCACCAACCGCATCACGTACCTGGCCGGGTCCTGCCACCAGCTCTCGAACCGCTCATCGTTGATGTAGAAGCACAGCGCCGTACGGTCCCACGGCATCTCCCGTGTCGAGTCGGTGCTGTAGACGTACATGTAGCTGCCGTTGTGTTGCTCGCTGCCCGATGGTCCGACCCACGTGGTGATCGGTCTCGGCAGGTCGTCGAGCAACAGGTCGCTGCGCAGCTCGGGCATGTTCCACTGCCCGGCACCTGGCATGAAGTGCACGTCGGCGTTGAGCATGACCACTCGGTGCTGATCGTCCTCGAAGACCTGTTGGGCATCGTGCTCATCCGCCAGCACGTCCTCGTCGGCGTTGAGCACCCTCGCCGTGGTGATGTCCTCCTCGGGTCCCGCCTGCCTCGTGATGTCGTCGGCCTGGTGGGCCAGCATCGTGCTGATCGCTCGCTCACGTTCGGTGGCCTCGTCGAGGAGCGCCTGCGCCTCCCGGTCGGTGTACCCGGTGCCTGCGTAGTCACCGTCGAATGAGACGATGAGCTGGGTCAGTGCCTCGGGGTCGTAGCCACCGTGGTCGGTTGCCTTGTTGTCGACCGCCAGTATCTCCTTGGCCTGCCTGTCGTCCACGTCGATCAGGTCGACCACTGCCTCGGTCCAGCCGAGGTAGCGCATCGCTTCGAGCGTGCCATTGCCCGCCAGCACGTGCTTGGTGCGCTTCTGCACCACGAGTGGCCGGTACTGGCCATGGCGCTCCAGGCTCTCCACGAGGAGCCCGATGTCGTGGGTCCGTGCGTTGTCAGGATGGAAGTGCAGCGTGCTGATCCTGAGCGTCTTGCGGTCCATCACGATGTCAGCGGCGTCACCTTGAACCACCCCTTTGCCCGCCGCTCGGTTGCGGTCAGACCGGCGAGTATCCCGTGGGCCAGCCTTGAGTCTTTCGCCCATTGCTCACACTCCTCGAAGACAGCGCAGCTTGCGCACACGGCCTTGGCCTTGGCGATGCGCTCCCGCCGCCCCGGTTCGAGCTTGGGGAAGTCATCCCACTCCTGAGGTGAAAAGAACAGGTGCCCGAGGCCCTTGCACTCGGCGTCATCCTGCCATGCGAGCGCTTCGGGCGAGAATGGCTGCCCCGTAGAGGGCAAGGCAGGCAGCGTCGGTGAGGTCTTGGCTTCGCCCACAAGCATCTGCAAGTCGGGGGTGTTTGGACCTGAGCCAAGAGGCGACGGTTGGCTTGTCGACATTGCCACGGCCGATGGTCTCCTTTTTCCACGTGGCAGGGGCCACCAGGAGCATCTCGTACCCGCCCATCCCGACGGCGGCCTGCACGGCCCCGTTGCAGAAGCTCTGGAGGATGGTCGACCGAGGTGAAACTCCCATGGCTGGGGCCTCAATGGCGACAAGGCGCACTCGCTGAGGATCGGGCAACTTCTCGGTGGTGGCCACGGCTGCACGTAGCGCTTGGACCGGACCTTGCGGTCCACGGTCGAGGGGCACGTGCCAGGTGGCGACGGCTTCGAGGGAGCCCGTGTCAATGGCCACAGCGGCATAGAGGCGTGACGACACATCGACACCGACGGTCACCTCGTGACTCTGACGCCTGACCATTGGCGGTTCACGGTACACGGACAGGACAGCCAACAGGGTGACCCCGCACAAAGAGAAACCCCGGAGGGCGGCTCCGGGGTCTCTCGGGAGGTTGTTGCTGCCAGCGGCTAGTGGGTCCGGCCGTGGGGGGGCCGTGTGGGAAGCCGCTGTGGTGATCGTACTCGCTAGCCACCCCAATGCGAAGCACCACGGCCGTGGTCCCACAACCACAACGCCACCGCATCCTGGATGTACTCGGGTGCCATCCCCGCCGTGGTGTCCGCCCAACGTGGGTGCCCGGCTCCTCGTGCTGCCACACGCCAGGTACGGGTCTCGAACTGGTACTTGCCCTCGGCAGTGCCGTGAGGGTTGCGCACGTCGATGAGCCACGCCTCCCGGTTGCAGATGTACACCGGCAGTGCGCATGGTCTGCGTGGCTTGATCCCGCCACGCACACACACGTAGCCCGAGGGGCATCCCGTCGGTGGGTTGTCCACGTGGCCACCGAGCCAGTTGATCAAGCGTTGGCACTGCTGATCGCACTGAATCTCGGGTGCCGGTGGAGGTGCGTGCGAAGGACGGGCCGAGAGCTGGGTCGACACGAGCACGGCTTCCACCGCCCGGTCTTCGGCCCGTGGTGATCCACTGGTCACGAGCGACCACGCTCCCTTACCGAGGGCGATTGTCGCCACAAGGGCTGCGTATTGGTGTCTCCGGGCAGTACGAAACTCCCGGCGTTCACGTCGATTCATGGAGAGGCCCTTTCTGATAGCCACGTCCATCGTGGCTGGCCAATAGGCTACTTGGCTACGATGCGATCGCAAGTCATGCAGTACCACCGGGTGTGATCCCAGCGCACCAGCTCTTGCTGATCGCAGAGCGGACACGTGCTCAAGGCCACCGTGCCCACGTGGCAATCCTGGCGCTTGTGCTGCCCTCGGCAGATGTTGCAGTAGGCCGTCCTGTGCTGCTTGTCAGAACGCCATCCCGATGTCACCGCCGCCCAGCTAGATCGAACTCAAGCTGGATGGCGCTGATGCGCCGACTGCCCAGCTCGGTTGCCGCCTTGGCCAACTCGGTGAACGTCCGTAGCTCGCCCGTACGAAACTTGTAGTGCGCACTCGTCTTGGTGATCACTGCGCCCGTCGCCTCCAACCGCTGAATGATGCCGGTGATCTCAAGCGCCCTTGTGTAGTAGGCGCTCGCCACTTCCATCAGTGTGGCAGTTCCGACATCGGTAGGTGGTGGGGTCCGGCCCATGAGCACGTCGGTCATCTCGTCAAGCTCGGCACGCAACTCGGTCAGGTCCGGTGCGCCCTCACCGACCTTGAAAAACCTCGTGCCGACTCTCGCCTGCGTGGCGTAGCGCCGAGCGATGTCGTCGTCAGCGCCGTCGAATGCGGCTGACTCGCTCGGTGGCACCGGCTTGGTCATAGCTCTCGTAGCCGAGGCAGATGCCCGAGTAGGCGCACCTGCGGAAGGTCGGGGAGGCACCTTGCTCACACTCCTTGAGGATCGGCGGTAGCTCCCGCCTGATTCGGTAGCCGTCGAGGGTCTCCAGGTCTTCGAGCGCCTCTGCGATCGGGGCCTCGTCCCGCTCAACGACAAACTCTCGGTACTCCTGCGAGCCCTTCTCGTCGTAGACGATGCTGAACCGCTCCAGCGTGGGCATCGCTGCGAAATAGACCGCCACTTGGCGTTGGTGTGGCGGCAGTGGCCCCTCATCGACCCAGGAGAGGCTCCTGATGCCCTTCAGCTCGAAGCCGAAGGCCATCGGGTCATTCACCCCGTCGAGGGTGCCACGGGCCACCAGAAGGCCGTCAGAGGGCCTGTGCAGCTTGGTCGGCACCTCGATCCTGGTGAGGAACCCGGACTCCAGGCCCGCCGCCTGCCACGCCAGGTGACGCCACTGGCCGTCGATGAAGATGCGGGTCAGCGTGGTGTCGACCAACGGCTTGGCGGGTGCGCCGAGCACACCGAACACCTGCGCTCGGTGACACGTGGTCTGAGCGCTGGCGCTGAAGCTGCCCGAGCGCACCCTCGGTGGCTTCATCATCTCGATGTTGAGGCGGTCGACCGTCTCCT